TTAGTCATTTATATATAGACGCCTTATGGGACGGGGCTTTGCGCTTGTCCACGCTTGTGTCCACGTGGACGAAAAGCTGGGGTGCACTGGACGCGACCAAAAAAGGGGTATTTCTCCATAATATGTTATGGAGAACTTCTCTATAACATCTTATCAAGAACTACTGAAGCCAGAGATGTTTCTTTTCTTTGTTGGTGTGGGCGAGCAGCTTGAGGAGTTGCTCTGCGCTTGGTGGACGTGTGCCGACGACGAGGTCGTCTTGTTTGAGTGCGAGCATCTGGCGCTCGGTTAGTTGTTGCCGCTCGAAGGCGACGTACCAGAAGGGTTTGTTTTTCATGATGGTTCTCCTTGATGTGGGTTGGTTAGCGAGTGATGAGTTGAAGCCATGCCGCAAGCGCGGCAGCGAGTCCAGTGAATAGTAAGGCGCCAAGGCACAGCGCTAAGAGCGCATGGATGATTTTGAGTATGTTCATGAGCATGAGTTTCTCCTTAAGATGTTGGGGTAAGTAGACGTGATGTCTACTTAAGATCAGAGGGCAGCTTTGAGTGCGCGGATCTGCGCGGGTGTGAGTTGCTTGTGTATGCGAGCGAGCATGGCGCTTACTGCGTCAATGCGTTTCTTGGGCTTGCTGCTTGGGTTGCGTGGCTCGGTAAGGTCGAGCGCTTGCATGATGCGGTTGATCTGCTTTTGACGCATGCCGTAGTCAGCGTGGTCTTTGTTGTAGGCGATGCCAAGGCCAATGTCTGCGCCACGTGTACGCGTTACGTACAAAGTACCTGCGCCGCTGTAGTAGAACTCATCACACGCGATGATGAGCGTGTGTAAGACCTTATGAAAGTCCTCGCCTTTCACAATGGATTTGAGTTCACGCACTTTGTCCGCAAAGGATTCACCTGCGCGAAAGACGGCGAATGTGGCTTTCTTGATTGCTTTGTTTTCCATAGTAGTTCCTTACGTAGACGGGATGTCTACTTAGTTGTGCGCTGTACACGTATTGATGCGTTGCGTGCATGAATAGCATCAAGCTATGTAGTTGCGCGGATGATTTGACACGACGACGAACCTGCGAAACACCTCGCACTCTCGCTGTCGCACAAAACAAAAAGCCACGCGAACGGCGTGGCAACGTATGGCTGAGCAACTCCCAACCATGACTATATTATACCATAACGTGTTTCTGAGAACTCCCAGGGGGTTAAGCGTTTTTGCCGTTTTGCAACCCCACTGTACCCGTATCCCCCCAGATGTGAGCAATGTGGCGGCGTGGTTATGGACACTATTTGTCTCCAACACCACAAAAAATTATAAAACCTCAACCCCCACGCATAAAACCTCAACCCCACAAAAAATCTACAAAAATTCCCCTACATAATGTCAAATATTTGACATACGTACACAAAAAAAATCCCGGCATCGCGCCGGGATAAGGGAAGGTCGTCATAACCCATACAGCAAGGAGAGTAGCTATGGACAAGCTACACCGTTAATATACGCACCCATTGCACAAACGTCAATAAAACATTACCCTACGCTAACTTAAACCGAGGTGCCCCCTTTCCCTCAGTATGTTTGAACATCTAATTATTTATGATGACCCTCCATCGGCAGTTCCGGTGGATAAAGCAACGCCTCAACAGCTACTAAACGCGCAAGTTAATACGGCTGACTTTTTAGAGTCGATTGGCGCGGCGTCTGATGAGGAGGTCGAAGAGAACGCTAGCAAGAAGAATGCGCAACTTGCGTTTACTGCTATGGCTGCTGGCGCCCCGACAGAGAAAGTTAAGCAAACCCTAATGGCAAACACAACGCCAGAAGCAGTACGACGGCTTGTTGGGATGCTAACGGCGTATGACTGGGCGTTTGTTGAACAAGCGCGGCAGATGAGGGGGTACGCGGTTGCAAAAATACTGGAAGACACAGAGCACCCTGACCCACGCTATCGGTTAAAAGCCCTAGAGATGCTAGGTAAAGTCACCGAAGTTGCGCTATTTACGGAGCGCGTGGAGGTTAAGAAAACTGAGTTGTCAGATGAGGAGATTGAAGCCAAGATAAAAGCTAAGCTTGGTAAATATATGGGCGCTATTGAAGTTGAAGTGCAAGAGAAAATAAATGAATCTGAGTGATTATGAAGTTGAAGCGTTAAGAAAAGCGCTTCCGTTAATGCCGTCTGAAGAGAAATTAGAAGTATTAGCATTATTAGATGAGCATGAGCGAAGAAAATCACTTAAACACTCTAAAACTTCATTATTAGCGTTTGCGCATCACGTATATCCGGGTTTTAAAGAAGGCGCACATCATAGAAAACTGGCAAAAATATTTGAAGATGTAGTTGCTGGACGTAAAAAACGAGTCATTATTAATATCGCCCCACGTATGGGTAAGTCTGAGTTTTCAAGTTACCTGTTTCCAGCTTGGTTTTTAGGTCAGTTTCCTGATAAAAAGATTATTATGGGGACGCACACTGCGTCTTTATCGGAAGATTTCGGTAGACGAGTTAAAAATTTGGTGGACGCTGATGAATATCAGGAAGTTTTTCCAAAAACAGCCCTCGCAGAAGACCAAAAAGCTGCCGGAAAATGGTCTACCGGAGCTGGAGGTCAATATTATGCTGTTGGCGTTGGCGGCGCTCTGGCTGGGCGTGGTGCTGATCTGTTTGTTATTGACGATCCTCATTCTGAACAGGACATAAAAGCGAATTCACGGCTGACTTTTGATCAGGCGTGGTCGTGGTTTCAGACTGGCCCACTCCAGCGCTTAATGCCGGGGGGAGCTATTATCGTTATTATGACCCGATGGAGTTTAATTGATTTAACTGGGCGATTAATTGATTATCAAACTAAAAATCCAGAATCAGATCCGTGGGAAATAGTTGAATTACCCGCCATACTTAATGAAAATGAAGCTAATGAAAAATCATTATGGCCTGAACAATGGCCGCTTGACCAATTAAAAGCAAAACGTGCGGGTATGGACCCGCGATATTGGCAGGCGCAGTATATGCAGCAGCCTACGAGCGATGCTGCGGCGGTTATTCAACGCAATATGTGGAAATTATGGGAGCACGAAGACCCACCACGCTGCGAATATATTATTCAGTCTTGGGATACAGCACACGAAACGAAAACAACCTCTGACTACACCGCTTGCACGACGTGGGGGGTCTGGTACAACGACGAGGACGGCGGTTCGCCCAATATTATTTTGCTTGATGCGTTCAAAGCAAGGATGAATTTTCCTGAATTGAAGGAACGAGCGCTGACTATGTACAAGGAGTACGAGCCTGACGCAGTAGTGATCGAGAAAAAGGCAGCAGGAGCGCCACTTATTCAGGAGTTGCGACGGGTAGGCGTTCCTATTCAGGAATTTAGTCCATCCAGGGGTAACGACAAGATGGTGCGCGTGAATGCAGTTGCTGATATGTTTGCCAGCGGTAAAGTTTGGGCACCTGATACGCGCTGGGCGCGGGAAGTCATCGAGGAGATTGCAGCGTTTCCTGTTGGTGAGCATGATGACTACGTGGATACAGCGACACAGGCGCTGTTGCGCTTCCGGCAAGGCGGTTTTATATCACTACCCAGCGATGAACCAGATGATATACGATACTTCCGTGGGTTTCGTGGGCAAAAACGCGGCTACTATTTAAGTTAGGACAGATCATGGCAATCAGCAAACCACTATACGAGATGCCTCAAGGTATTGAGATGCTTGCGCAGCAAGAAGCGCCGATTGAGATTGAAATTGAAGACCCTGAAAGCGTTAGCGTGGGTATCGGCGGGGTGGAGATTGAACTAACGCCAGAAGAACCCACAGAAGATACGTTTGACGCCAACCTTGCAGAGTTTATGCAAGAAGCGGAGTTGCAGAAGATTGCTTCGGACATTATGGAGTTGATCGAGGCTGACATCAACTCACGCAAGGATTGGGTTGATACCTACGTCAAAGGTTTGGATGTACTGGGGCTGCGCTATGACGAGGTGACCGAGCCTTGGGATGGTGCCTGTGGTGTGTTCTCCACATTACTTACTGAATCAGCGATTCGCTTCCAGAGCGAGTCCATTATGGAGACTTTCCCTGCGGCTGGGCCTGTCAAGACTAATATTATCGGAGCGTGGAACCCCAAGGTAGAAGAAGCTGCCAAGCGTGTGCAGTCAGATATGAACTACCAGCTTACAGACAAGATGCCTGAGTATCGCTCAGAGCATGAACGGGCGTTGTGGGGTGTGGCGCTGGCGGGTTCATCATTTAAAAAGGTTTACTACGACCCCTCGTTAGAGCGGCAAGTCTCATTCTATGTGCCTGCTGAAGATGTGATCCTGCCTTATGGGGTAACTAATATTAGGCGCACGGATCGTCTGACGCACATGATGCGTAAGACCAAGAATGACATCAAGCGGTTGCAGGCCAGTGGGTTTTATCGTGACGTGGAGTTAGGTGAGCCTGACCCATCGCAGACAGATATTGAGAAAGCCAAGGCGCAGAAAGAAGGTCAGCAGCCGACAAAAGATGAGCGGTATCAGATCTGCGAAGTGCACATCGAGTATGACTTGCCGGGATATGAGGAAGAGTTACCGGTACCGTACGTCATTACGATTGATAAAGGCACTAACAAAGTTCTCGCCATTCGACGCAACTACCGCGAGGATGACCCCCAGAAACGTGCTCGTCAGCACTTCGTACACTATATATACATCCCTGGCTTTGGTGCTTATGGCTTTGGGTTAATTCATATTATTGGTGGCTACGCCACAGCAGGCACGATGCTGATCCGTCAGCTTGTGGATGCAGGCTCGCTATCGAATCTTCCCGGTGGGTTGAAATCCAGAGGGTTGCGTATCAAGGGTGACGACACACCGATTGCTCCGGGTGAATGGCGTGATGTGGATGTG